GTTTTCTTAGAATGTTCTTTCGCCTTATCTTCAAGAGAGTCAAGTTGTCCCCGAATCGTGTCCCATTCAGAGTTTGTGTCTCTGCTCTTATTCTGAAGATCAGTAATCTTGCCCTTTCGCTGTGCGATATGTGTCGAGGCAACGACATCATCCAGTTCTTGCTCACAAGTTGGACATGTGTCATTCTCTTCATAGAACTTGATTTCCTTGTTCAGTCGTTTGATTTCATCCTCTAGGCGTTGCTCGCTTCTTTCAATTTCCCGAATCTGCTCTCTAAGTCCTTCTGTGTCTCCAATGTCTTCTGCGAGAACTTTGACTTCTTCTGCGAGTTGTTTTCCTTGCTTGATGATTTCTGCTTTTTCATTTTGATACTCTTTGATTAGTTCCTGCTTTGCCTTTACGCCTTCGTTTTGCTGTTGTTGTTTCTCTTTGAGATTCTGTTTTTGGATTTGCAATCTGTCGTCACACAACTTGAGATTGTAATCTACGTCTTGCCGTTCACTTTTGTTTGATGCAATACGTTCTTTGAGTAACTGCCCCATCGATGAAAAGATGCCGATGTCGAGCAAATCTTCAATCACCATGCGTCTGTCTTTTGCGTTGAGTTGCATAAACGGTGTGAATGACGCATTACCCAAGATGACAATCTGTGTGAACGACTTGAAGTTCAGTCGCAGTATCTGACGTTCCAGTGTGTCTTGATAATCACGCTTTGACCCCGGTTGGTTCAGCAGTTTGTCGTTCTGATAGATTTCAAACTTCGCAGGTTTCTGCCCACGCACCACCTTGTAGTTGCGATTGCCAATCGAGAACTCAACTTCAACCACACTGTCTCGTTCGTTGACTGAGTTGATGAGTTGCCCTTTCTTGACTTTTCGGAATGGTTTGTCGAACAGAACATAACATAATGCGTCAAGTATTGTAGACTTACCCGCACCATTCTCGCCAATAATCAGTGTGTTAGGCGAGCGAGTAAAGTCAACTTCCGTAAAGTGATTGCCCGTCGAAAGCAAGTTCTTCCAACGAATTCGCTCAAATGTAATCATTCGATGTAAAGTGCCTCTGTATACAAATCATTCAATAGACCCGACAGTTTCTTTTTGTCAACGTCTGCTTCCATCGCATCCACGTAAGTATTCAGAATTGTGAGTGTGTCTTCGGCATCCACGATATCCTCATCTTTTTCTAAATCAAGGTGCTTGTTGTCTTCAACAATCGTCAGATGGGTTGGGTCAGACTTGTAGAGTTTATCAAGGAATTGGTCGAACCAATATGGATTCTTCTTGGTCTGAATGATGACTTTGATGTACTTGCCCTTGAAGTGCTCAAAATCCAAATTCATCAACTGCTCCAAATCATACTGGTCGTCGTTATACCACACCTTATGAAACATCCGAATTGGATTCTGAATAAACTCCAGTTCACGAGTCTCTGTATCTAGGATATGAAATCCACGAGGGTCATCATAGTCACCCCAAGTCAACTCATATGGGTTACCCAAATAAGTAATGTTGCCTTGTGTGGATTTGTGATGGAAGTGCCCCGACAGAACAGTGTCAAACTTTTGGAAGTGTTTGATTGGCATCCCGTGGTCGCACGTTTGCCCACGCATCATCTCAAATCCCGCAATCTCAAAGTGACCGAACATCACCTGTGCGTCAGTCTGCTCCATCTTACTGATTGCGGTATTATAGTTGGCGTTGTTTATCCACGGCATCATTAGAATCTTGAGACCACCAAACGTAACTTCTTCGGGTTCCCAATAAATCTTGCCTACGGAACCGCCAAAGATTTCACGCATCGCATTGATATCATTTGTGTTTCGGTAGGGGATGTCGTGGTTTCCAACAATACAGTGAAAGTCGATATTCCGATCTGCCATTGGTTGCACAAAATGATTCCGAAATTCTCTGAGCGTAATATAAGAGATATACTTTCGTCTATCAACAATATCTCCCAAGTGAACCACAGTGTCAATACCGTGATTATCAAGATAAGGGAAAAAAACATTATCATAGAAGTCAGCAAAATAGTCAGTAAACACTTGCGAATCATTACGTGCACCCCAATGTGTGTCTGTAATCAGAGCAATCTTCATCCAATTCCCATCTCTTTACGAATCTTGGTTGCCGAAATTTCTTGGATTTCTTTTGGCAACACAACCTCTTCAATCTTGTAACCAACGTCCCGCCCATACACAATATTTGTGATATTAGGCACTTGAATTATTCTGAACCTGTCCCCATATAAAGGCACTAGTGCAGACTCAATACGTTCCTTGACGAAATCAAAGTCAAATGGATTCTTGCCATCCACACCTTGTACGTCTCTTACCATAATCTGCACCTGACCTGCACGTTTCAGTGACTCCTCAAACAGTGTCTGATGCCCCTTGTGCCACGGTTGCCACCGCCCAAGCATCTGTACTGTCGGTGCTTTGTTGTCCCACACATAGGGTTCAATCAACTGCTCCACTTGATATGCGTTTGAGAAGTCCCAATCGGTCAGACGCAAGTCATACTGCTTTGGTTTTTGGAACAGTAAATTAGTATCATTATACCTTCCTTTTTCAATCGTGTCAACCCAAATCGTGATATCGGCATCAAATAAATCACGCAGTTCATCAGTTGGGCACACGAAATCACAGATGCAGTGTGTGCCGTTGCTTGCGACCATCTCTGACATTTGTGCCATACGTTTTGCTTGGCGTTCTCGCCCTTCGGGTGAAAAGTCCCAATCGTCGTATTCTTCACGCACTCTGTCAGCGTTGAACCAAGTTATCGTGTCAGAACCCATCAGTGAGATGACTTGCTCTGTCAGTGTCGTCTTACCCGCACCGGGCAGACCCATAATCAAAATACGCTTACCTCTTGCCATCTTCTTCCTCTACAAATTGGTCAATTGTTGATTTGCGCTTGATGCGTTTCTTGCGTTTATTCTCCTCAAAATCGAGAATGAACTGATTCATATATTCTTCTGACCACTCGCTTTGCTTGATGCTGTCATCATATGTTTTGACATTATCGGAGTCGTGGTCTTGAGTGTCTGACGTTTGGTCAAAAATATTGGCGTGTTCGGTCAGTTTGTATTTTGTGTAGAGATGTTTCTTTTCTTTTTGGATGCGTCTCAAAAAAGCATAGTAGACAATCTGTGTAAAGTATGCGAATGGATTCCTTGATTTCTCTGGATTGAAGTTATCAATATATTGTAGACAGTTCTCAATCCCATCACTCACCATCTCCTCTCTGAAACTGTAGTTCATAAAGTTTGGTTTATGTGCGAGGTGTGTTGCAATCTTCATAATGCAAGACGCAACATAAGTGGGCACGGTTGGGCGAGTAGTTCCCTTTTCCTTTGCTTCAAGTACACTCTCTCGATACTCAATCATTGCGGCAAGGAACTGCTTATTGTCAACATAATTTTGACGAACTCGTTTCTTTTTTGGTTTTTCGCTTGACAAAACCTAACTCCTTGTGTATAATATTAGTGTGCCATCGGCAGATAGTATTAGTGTAATTGTGTATTAGCAGAGTATGTACGGTTAGACATTACGAATGGTGTCTCTTCGTCTTCATCATCTAGGATGCCATCTTCTGCTGATTCAACCGAACTCAAATAGAATTCATTCATTTCTTCTTCTAACTGTGCCATCGCAATCACATGGTCAAAGTAGACAGTAATTACATTCTGCTCAACCAAAGGAATCCAACGACTCAATCCCATCAACATACGACCCGTTTCGGGGCTAAACGTATAGTTGACTTTGAGTGGATTTGTAATCAGATACATTTGATGTTTCTCATCTTCTTTGACAAGTTGACATACAATATCTTCACCATTCATCATTTTCATGTAATAGACATTATTCACTGAAATCCACCTTATACGTCCTGAAGTCAAACATCTCTTCTTGGTACATTTTCATTCTTACAAACATGTGTTTGAGTGAATGATTCTTTTTCTTCTTGTATGACAGGTCATCTGCGATATCATACAAGACTGCTTGTTCTTTGTTTTCAGACTTTCTCAATCCCCGCCCTATGGATTGAAGATTACGAACACGAGACTTGGAAGGGCTAGCGAAAACAATATTGTGCAGATTACGAATATTGATACCTGTGCTAAAAGTACCGTAAGACGCAACAATGATTGCGTCTTTTTCCTTTTCTGTGATTTCCCGTATTTGCTCTCGTGTTTCGGCATCTGTCCCACCATGCACAAAGAAAACATTACGACCATCCTTTGCGTGTTCTTGTATATCATTATACAATACTTTACCGTGTTTGTCAACCAACTTGAATAGGACGAGTGTATTTCCTTTGAGTGACAGTGCGAGGTTTCGGATGAATTTGTTTCGTTTGTCATGCGTGTGAATGAACTCCATTTCGTCGTGATATAACGAATTGCAGTATTGTTTACGCATTTCTTCGCTATATCGCAAAGCGATGATTTTGAT